TTCTAGCGATTGTGTTCACAGGAATTGGTGGATGGTCCAACATGCTGGGCCGCGCGTTCGTCATTACGGAAGAGCATGCCTGGAATGATGGACTCTTTATGATGATGGCTGCCATTTTTCTGCTTTTATTATCCTTCGCTTAAGTAGAATGAGCAAAAATACCCCTGCTGCGCCCACAAAGGCTCCTCCGAAGATTATTTTACCGTCCAGTCGCTTTTACCCAGATAACAACAATGAAAATTTAAATAATGAGGATCTTGAAACTGTGGAAGAAATGAGTGAAAGCAACTTACAACGATTGGTACAGGAAACACTCAATAGTCCTGGAAATACTAAAAATCCAAGGTATTCTCCCTCTATTTTAAACACGAAAGTTCCAAAGATGAAGTTGCAGTTGCCAGCTCCCATGCCCAGCCAAACAAGGGGAGGAAAGAGAAAAACAAGACGTATGAAAAAACGGACTTACAAACAAAAACGTCGCGCATAAATTTCAAGAAGCTCGTGAATTCCCATTCGCTGATGAACAGCGGGGTAGTCTAATTCTTTATTGATAATGAATTTACGCATTAACGTGGGTTCAAATACATACGCCTTGATAAACGAGTTCTTCATTTCTACCGCTTTTAGAAATCTGTGATATCCATCTATGATTTGATGTTTGGAGTTCACAAAAATAGGATAGGACATATCAGCCTCTTTCATACGTTGAATATTTTCCGCGTATTTTTTCTTGCCTGGATGCTGTAAGACATCTTCCGGAGAATAATCCCCCCATACATTCTGTTTGAGTTGCCAAAGATTCTCTTCAATTGAGAGCTTCTCTATAGGTAATTTGTGCGTATTCACATAGGCTAACATCATATCCACAGAATAAATGTGTTTTTCGTCACTGTATGTTTTGAAGTTAGGCATTCCTACTCTAACAAAGGTAATATATTTACATTCTTTCTATCGCCACCTCGCAATTTGATATAGGGTATTGTCCGACAATAGGCTACATCGTTGAGTGTCTTCCAAATACATGGTTTGTCCCACTTACAGAGTTGGGCATGGATTTTAAACATGGTATCATCTGCCGTGTGATACACTATCCTAGCACTTTGGTTTTGAGAACCCCATGCTGTAGGAGGCATACGTTGCTGAATCACTTTCTGATAACAACCATGTTGCGTGAGATAGACATCTTCAGAACGTTTCATTAGATTTTGGAGATCCACTCCTTCTTCCTTCAAACGGTCCTTGTATCGTTTGAATCCGAGTTTAATCGCTCTCTCATATTCTTCCAACCAGACTGTAATCATGGGTGACTGAGGAGGGGCCATAATAAACCAGTTTTCCGCAATTGGATACGTAGGATTCGTTTGAGTTCCCAGAATCTTAAAGATAAGCAAATCGGCTCTGCTTGAGACACAGTCTCTGTAGAGAGTATTAATCGATTGATTCAGAATAATTCCTGAATCAATCCAACAGCCTCCATATTGTTGTAAGAGTTTCAGGCGAATCCAATCAGCTTGGTGCTCTACACGCAGGGTCTGAAATCCCGCAGGAATCTCTTCTTGATTCATCGAACTGAGAATCTGGTCGGTTGTAATGAAATTCACCTGCCAATCAGGTAACATTTTTCGCATACGGTCTATTGTTTTTACAACAGTCTCAGGAGGATTCTCTGAGTCCCAATGGGTCCACACAATTTTGGGCAAATCATAAGGCTTTCTAAATTGTTGTAGAAGCAGACTTACAATGAGTAAGACAACAACAACTCCTAGAATGAGACGAAGCTCCATGCTCTACTTGGGGTGAAAAAATGAATTCAACACGTGAACCAAAGGTAGCACACAATGAGTCTGGATATCGTCTTAGGGCCTATGTGGGCGGGAAAGTCTTCCTATATTATCGGCAAAATCCGAAGATACCGTGCGATCGGATGGGAGGTTCTGGTGGTTGCGAACCCTCTAGATGACCGATACGGTAATCATGTAGTCAGTAGTCATGATAAAGAGCAAGTCTCAGCACTTGCGACGACTGATTTATACAAACTGTTTGAAGAGACACGCTACAAAGTATCCCGTCTGGTAATCATTGAGGAAGCTCAGTTTTACAAAGGTCTCTTTGACTTTGTCAAGGTCGCAGTGGAACGAGATGGCAAACATGTGGTCTGTGTGGGTCTAGATGGGGATGCTGAACGAAAACCCTTCGGTGAAATCCTGAGTTTAATCCCCCTGTGTGATAATGTTGAGAAGATTAAGTCCCTGTGCGCAGAGTGTGGAGATGGAACTCCTGCCTTATTTAGTCATCGGTTTCATAAGTCAGAGGCACAAATTCAGGTGGGTGCCGAGACTACATACGCGCCCTTATGTCGGAAACATTATCTTGAGAAAACTATATAGAACTCCATGGGGAAAGAAGATGCCAAACAGTGTGTTCGCCAAGAGCATCTTGCCAAACAGTGTGTTCGCCAAGAGCATCTTGCCAAACAGTGTCCCTGGTGCCAACGGTGGTGTTTAAAAGACAATGCCTGTGCCTATATTTTTGCCTGCGGTTTAGATCATAAGAATATCTTTCACAAAGGGTTCGGTTGTGGTAAATCATGGTGTTTTGCCTGTGGAAAGAAGTATTGTGGTCAATACTATAATCCTACAACGGGCGAGAGGCTAACGACAGCAAAAGACATTCATGATAGCTCTTGCTGTAGAGAAGAAGAAGGGTTTTCGGAGGAAACCTATTGTGGAGGAGGATGCTCAGGTCATTGCGTCAAGCGTTGGACTTAATGTAGTTCTGCTGCCACTCGTTGCTCTAAGTCTTGAATATTTCGGTTTAGAACGTCGAGTCTATTAAATGTTGCTTTTGCCACGTTGCGCTTGAGTTGGAGATTCTTTCGTTCTTTGGATTTGGTAAATCGGCTAAAGGTTCCTAGACGGCCCATCATGTTTTTATACATCCTGTTGACCTCATTCCGATTTCTCCGTGTTTTTGACGCAGCATTGTAAGCAGGTGAATTTTGGAGCAACATAGTTCTCTCATTTTTTAAGACAGCAAGGCGGGATTGGAGCTGTGTCACTAGATTTCTTGCAGGAGCAGGAGAACGTAATGTCAAGGGAGGACGTGCTGCTCTTTCTTCAGAAACAGCTTCTGCCAACGCAGAGAAACGATTGCGACGCGGCGCAAAGCCAATTGCTGGCCCTGTAAATTTCAATAAAAGAGCAGTGATATCCGCAGGACTTGTTATCACTGCGTGATTTTCATCTTCTGCTAATTGTCTTGTCACGAGGCTTTGAAAAAAAGAGATTTCTTTTGCGTGTTTTGGAACATCTTCTTTATACAATTCAATCACTTCATTCATAACCCCTTCTGTAGGACTTCCATCACCGAGAGAGTCCTCATAACTAGTGCGAGCCTCTACGTAATTATAGCCAGTATCAACAAGAGTCTCCATAAATCGTAGATACTGAAGATAATCAATCGCAATTTTTTCATGCGCATTCAATGTTTCATACGTGGAGTAATTCACTTGACTGCTTTCAAAGGCTTCCTTCCATAAAGATGGAACAGTTTTCTTCATAAAATAAGCAACGTAGGGTGTGACACCATAGAGTTTTTTACGTTCAATTGCTTTTCTGAGTGGTTTCACATACTTTGAATCCGCCGCAAAAGGATTCTTCACTGTGAGATCCATAACATCTTGTGTGTTCGTTCCAAAGTCAATACTTGTATCAACCATCATAAAGTTTTCAGTGTAGTTCAATTGATTTAAATAAAGGGGAACCTTGTTTTCAAAGGTAGTAAAGATATAGGTGGAAATCCGAATTGAAATGTCTGGATATTTTGTTTCAATTAATTTCCAGAAGAGAGGATCCATCCCCTCAATGGCCCAATTGTCTAACGCATCCTGAACCATCCGCATTCCTTTCATATATTTTGCCATGAAGGCAGTTGTTTTAGTGTTGAAAGGTGGAGGGATAATAAGAAAGTTCTTGTAACCTCCCATGGTAAGCAATGTTGTGCGTTCAATGTTTGGGAATATCCAAATACATCCATTACTCTTGAGAGTCGTTAGCGGAGAATAATGGTCTCGTGTATCATCCGCAGCTTGTGTTTCTAGGCACTGCGCTAAATCTAGTTCCATATTTTTTATCAGGTCATCTTTTGATGTATTTAAATCACTAAATAAACGTTCAATGGATCGAGACGCTCCTATTTTTATAAGTTTCTTTTCCACTTTTGTTCCATCTTCAAATACATGGACAAAGTCTACAATCTTATACGACTCACCACTTTCAAATCCAGCTCCTTCTTCCATGTCTAAAAACCAATCGTCTTCTGAGACGTCGTCAGGTATATGAAAGATAGCTCTAGCATCACGAGGGTCTGAAAGCGCTTCTCTAAACTCATTGTAGTCATCGTCAGAGATATCTTCCAACCTGGCAAGAGGTGGCTCTTGTTTCCATTGCGCATAATACAGAGGGGCATTAATATACGTTACTGTAGCTTGTCCTGCTAAACTAATTGCTTCACCATTTACAATACGGTGTGAAGATGCCTGTGACGGTGGCTCAGGAATGTTTGCATTGGGGAGCTCTAGACCTTCTTTGGATAAAGGGTTGCGTGTATTTTTCTTAAAGGATACAATCCCTTCCACGGATGTAGGGTTTGCCACATTCTCCTCAAGTTGTCTAGGGTCCTCGTTGTAATATTTGTTGTAAGCTTTTTGCTTCAAAGGGCGTTGATTGAGCAACTCCTTCCGTTGTCTCTCATACTCGTCTTGTGTGGGCGCAATCTTTGCTTTCAAGACAGTTTGAAGCGCAGGAATCGTCTTGTCCAAGACTTTGAGTTCTTGTAGCTCTCGTTGGGTGCGTTGTTTCTTTTGTTTGAGCGTAGTTCTCCGCTGTGTATTTTTTTGAAGTTGATTCTGAATCGTCTGTTTTGTAGAGTCTTTTAAAGGCTTCAAGAGTTTTTGGGTAATCGTTTTCCGACCTGAGAGACGATTCCATACCTTTTTTTGAAAGTCTTGAAAAAAACCCTTTCCAATCTGGGGCGAGATTGAACTCATCTACTTTAGGAGAGAGATCTATTTTATTGTATGGAAAGAGCTATGAGTTTCGCATGCTATTGTTTAGCGTCTGATACAGGGAGAACCTATGTTGGATTTACAGTCAATCTAGATAGACGTCTCCGACAACATAATTGCGAACTTACTGGGGGTGCCAAGGCGACCAAAGGACTCCACTGGAAACGAGTTCTTTCAGTTACAGGGTTTCCCACACAACAAGCTGCGCTTCAATTTGAATGGAAATGGAAGTGGCTCACACGAAAGGCAAGTGGGAGTTCAGCCGTAGAACGAAGGTGTATCGCATTGAATACACTGCTTGATTCTGAACGTTCAACTTCCCATGCGGAAGCGTTTCATACCTATGAAGCTCCCTTATCCGTGTTTGTGGAAGATTCCCTATGCGAGTCGCTACGGGGGAAAGAAATGCGCTATGGAATAGTTCTAGACTAGAGAGTGGAATCCGAAATAAAACTGATACTATCAACTTGTTCCACAATGGATGATCTAGGGGCATAGACAATCCCTAGTCGTTTTTGGATAAACGCCAACAAAAGACCATCCGAGGGACGCGTTTTATACTTATCCACCTGAGACAAGGCTAGCATTTTTTGAACTGCTTCTTTTGTATAGACCATTGCGTGTGTCTGGTCACAGAAATCTACTTGAAAGATATTGGGTGGGTTTCTAGACGACATGATATGTAAGTCGGCCCCTGTCATTGTTCCAAATCCCAATTGAAGGATAGACCACGGTTTCGAAAGTCGTTGAGCCCCTTGAAGAAAGTCTTTCAACTCGCCTAGAGTCTTTGAACGGAACCCCGCATCATCCTCAAACAGTAAAACTGTCTTCAATTGACCATCGTTTGTTACAATATGTTGCCATAAGGATTCGTGACTTATCCGACACGCAGTTGCTCCTTTGGAGAACTGGTCACCAACCATTACTTTTTTAGAATCAAACTGCTCAGGTGTAAGATATTGTTTATCAAACGCATCCCAAAAGGTAAACGTCAGCCCAATTTCCTTCGCCCAGTTTGAAAAAGACTCTCGCCTCTCACTACATCTTGGTAAACTTATACAATAGGCTTTCCAAGGTGATTTCAGGACTTGTGTGAGAAATGAATCCATTCTATCTGGTTTAGGCTAGAAGGTTTAGATTTAAAAAATCTAGGAGAGACTAGAATGAGTATCGCAACAACTGATTTTTATGAAACAGATAAATATAAAGTAAAATCATTCGTTATTGCGACACACACGGAAGCCTTGAGTTTGGCGCGTGGATTTGTAGCAGGAATTGCAGGCATTTTTGGGGGTCAATCCGATATTATGAATAAAAAAGTGAATGATGTCACTTCGAAACTCATTCAGAATCTTCAAGCAAAGATAGGTCCTGGTGAAAAAATAGTGGCTGTTCGGTTTGAATTTGCAGAATTTGGACGTGAACAGAGCAATAGTTTCTTGAGTGGTATTGCAACTGGAACACTGCTTACACCCAAACAGGCTGTAGCAACAGGAGGAACACGAGGGAAAACGCGTAGGCTTCGGCGATAACGCAGACTTACGCCATCAAACCAAAATAGTTCAGAATGCGATCCATACAGACACCAGGAGATAAGGTCTCAAGAATATAAGGACGAGGATGAAATTCATTCTTTTTCATTGTTTCAATGGTCTTTGACAAGTCGTCTAGACTATAGATGCGGATGCCACAGTCATCAGACCAATACGGGACACTTGTGGCAAACAGATTTTTTGTGGGTGCTAAATGTCCATGAGGTTGAACAGTATCATAATACTCCTCATACATAGATTTGACATCACAGACCAATAAAGGAACATCACAGGCCATCGCTTCTTCCAAGGCAAATCCCTGTGTTTCATTGGCATCCAAACAAATCATAAATCTAGACCGCTCAAGAAGTGACATATAGTCTGATTCATAATAATTCGCATAGGTGATTGTCTCATAGGAAACTTCTGAGTCCTGAATTATCTTGAGTGCTTTGTCTATGAAACTTGGCTCTCTATGTTTAATATAGACAAGACAATCAAGATCTTTGGGTTTCTCTTTGAGTTCAAACTTTTTCGTATCGATAGCAAACGGGAAACATACAACAGGAATGCTTGACGGCGCAAATTCTTCTCGCATCTTGATAACCCATTCAGACAACGCATTATAGACACATCTTCCTACTAATTCTTCACGAAACGCACCAGTAATCCCTGGAAAACTAAAGGTTCCCATTTGAGGACCAAAGACTATCTTTACAGTGGAAGGTAACGTTGTAGGTTCAATAAAGGAGTTCACCGCATAGACAATTTCATAGTCATTGAGTTGGAGACGCTCAACCTGTGTAGAGAACTCTAATTGAATGCTGCGCGCTTTACACATGAGTTGAAGAGCCATAATAATTTTAACATGGATATTTTTGATATTAGTTGGTTCAAACAAGATTAATTTCATGCCTTGTGGTGTTTGATGATTTTCATTTTAAATAGCTGATTTTTCCTGTAAAAAGTAGGTATGGGGCAGAGTCAGACAAAAGTAAAAAAGGACATGGCCATTTGCTTTGTTCTGTTTAATCCAGCACAAACAAAACGAATCCTTATGAATTATCTCTACGTGAGAAATCTTTTTGTATCACAAGGCCTACCTGTTTACACATTAGAGTTAGTGTATGAAGGACGTCAGCCTGAAATTCCTGATGCGTTCCATGTATCCGGTTCATCTTTTCTGTTTCACAAGGAAAACTTGTGTAGGGTCCTAGAAACCAAAATTCCTAGCTGGTATACGAAACTCGCATTCTTAGATGCAGATATCTTTTTTATGGACAAGTCGTGGTATAAAAAAACATCTGATTTACTCAATTCACATGAAGTAGTTCATCCCTTTGAACGAGCGCATTGGTTGGATTTAACCTATAAGAAAACAATGCTCACACGAAAATCAGTGGTCTGCAATGGAAAAGTAGACTGGGATTTTTCATTTCATCCTGGATTTGCTTGGTGTATGCGCCGCAGCTTTTACAAACAAGTTGGGTTCTTTGATTACGCGATTTCAGGAAGTGGAGATACATTGTCTTCCGCAGGATGGCTTGGCAAAGCCTTTCCTGAGAAATTTCAAAGCCTTCCAACTCCTCTTGGTACCAAGTATTTAGAATTCAAGAGTCGTCCTTCCCCTAAAGTGACGTATTTGAAAGATGTAGATCTCTATCATTTGTATCATGGTTCCCGCGAGAATCGCCAATATGCGGAACGGCACAAAATGTTAAATATTAAAGGAGATATTGAAGACTACATTGAGAAAAACAAAAACGGAATTTGGGAATGGAAAGACAAAGAAAAATGGAATCCCTTGTATTTTCAATATTTTAAAAAGCGTGATGATGATGGATTAAGTGAAGCTCCTGTTCAAATAGTCTCTAAAGTATCGTCTTAAACAGAATCTAAAGTTAGTTGTTTTGTTTAGTTTAATGAAGCCGTCAACTTCCACAACTTCACTTACAGAACTTACAGCAGTGACCCCTGACGAAGAATGTTTAGTCTGCCTTGACATCACCCATGAAAGTGGTTGTGCTCTTGTAGAAAGTAGTCAGTATACAACATATGGGTGTAGATTTCATGTGCATTCAGTTTGCTGGAATCAATGGATACGCAAGAAAAAGGCAGTCAGTAATCTAGACTTTCCATTCTGTCCAATTTGTCGCAAAAACTCACAGCATCCCTCTCCATCTCCCTTAACCGAGTTTTCAGGTGCGACAACAAAATGGTTTTTTTTGTATGTATTGTCTGCTGTCTTAGTTGGTTGTATGGCAATTGTGGGTATTGTTCTTTCATTTTCGAGAAACTAGAGATTCTTTTGTTCGTCTGTATTCAAACAGCAGAGCTAGTTGAATAAAGAGGGTATAGACACTCAACTACACAATATTTTGAGTATGAAGGGACATAGCTGGTCTACTTAGGAACTGTATTTCGAGTTTAGCTTCTTCTCATACTCAAAAAATGAGCCATAAAGAGGTTGGACATCAGTTCCTGCTGGTCCTGGGCAACCTCTTCCTAACGCTCTACAAGAACAGATGAATCCATTTCTACTTAGCCCTTCATTATAATATCATGAAATGACATTTCTAACTCCTGTGTTTTTGTTTCCTCATAGGTTGGATTCAACTGTGGATATGTTTCATACAGTTCTGCTAACTTAGCTTTGGCTTGTTCTAATTTCTGTTGCAAAGACACTGCTTTGGAACTGGTCGTCTTCCAACAAATTCCTTCTGTTTTGAATTCAATAGCAAACCGGTCACCGTGTTGCCCTTGTGCTCGTACATACCAAATATGTTTGGGAATCTCATTTGGTTGTATAGGACACCCTTCAGGAAGAATGACATTTCGTTTCTTTTTAATTTGATGGATGTTCTGCTGACTCTGTGTAATCAACCGCAGATTTTCTTTGCGGTTGTCTAGGCCATTGCGGTTAATATGGTCTATGGATTGTTTTGGCCCTTTTCCATTAAATGCATTGTGATTCATAACCAAATTGTGTAGATATAATTCTAGTTTCACACCACCATCAAGGTAAAAGGTTGATCCAATATATTTTCCTGAGGAAACATGCCAGGGGCGTTTTTCAACCTTCTCAAAGTCTTCTTTATCAAAGACAAATTGTATATCACTCCCATTGTGCTGTATTATCCCAATACCATACTCCTTGGTATTATGCGTTACAAAGCGATAATCAATAATACCAGGTTTTCTTCCAGAATTTCTGTATCCAGTTTTGTATTCAAGCTCTTCCAGTTCCATAGCAATACTATACTATAAAAATGGAAATATAAAATCAAATTTTACGAAATATTAATACGAACAAAAAACAACCATACAAACTGCCGGAAACCACTGGGTGGTTTGGCGCTTAGTTTGAGTAGGCAAGACCACCCATACCAGACATCACGCGGAGCACGTTGTAGTTGGTGGCATACACATAGACCGTGGAGGTTGTGGTTGTGCCGACCGCGTTGTTAGACACCGTGAGGAGGAGCGTGGTGTTATCAATACGGGACAAGTTGCATGTGCCAGAGGGCTGGTGCTGCTCAGGCTGGAGAGCGAATGAGTAGACGTTGATACCGACGGCAGGGATGTTGGTGTGGTGCTGGTAAGGCTGGACCTCGTTGAAGTAGCGACCTTCGCGGACCTGGAATCGGTCGTGGCCGTTGAGCTGGATGAGCGCAGTGATGCAAGGGTTCTTGCCAGCCATGCCCTCAACGCGGGTGACGGAGTAGCCAGACTCAAGAACAGATCTGTCCCACCAGTCGGAGAAGTTGAAAGGCTGCTGGCCCTTCCAAGGGAAGATGGTAGCATCGTCGCAGGCGACGAAGGAATCGCGCTGGACAACCCAGATGAGCTCCTTGCAAGGGTGGTTGAAGTTGAGCTTGAGCTTGTTGGAAGAAGAGGTGATGGACTCACCGCCAGTGAACTGGAGGACGTCGATGAGGTACTCGTGGGAGACCTGGGCGAACTTGCGACGCTCATCAGTATCGAGGTAGATGTAGTCGATGTAGAGGGAGGCAGCAACCAAGTTGGCAGCGGCAACGCGGTCACGGATGACGTGAACGTTGGAGTTCTGGGGAGCGGCATCGAAGCAGAGGTTGCGGATGTCGTTGAAGGTCAAGTTGATACGGACCTCGTGGTACTGGAGGGCGATCAAAGGGAGAGCAAGACCAGGGTTGCGGCAGAACCAGAACTGGAGAGGGATGTAGAGAGTGTATTCAGGGGCGCAGTTGCCAATCTCGTTGGACATGTTGGGCTCGCCAGAGACGCAGTCGTCGTCGCAAGTCTCGCCACCCTGCACGATGAGGTTGGTGAGCTGGGGGACGTTGCCAACCATCTTGGCATAACCGGCCTGCTTGCCAGGCTCCTGGGTGAGCTCATTCCAGATGTGGAGCCACTGACCATAGTGCTTGTCAATGCGCTGACCACCGATCTGGAGCTCGACCTCGCGGACCAAGTTGTGGCCAACCCAGTTGAGCCAGCGGAACTGAGCACCAGAGCCGTCAGAGGCTAACAGCTGCACCTTAGGGAGTGTGGCCTGGAGATACATACGGTAGATTAAGTCACCGTTACGCTGAACAGTGACAGTCACCTGCTTGCCAAAGCCAGGGGAACCGTTGAAAGGGTTCTCAATGGACTCCATGGCGAAGTTGGTGTGGCGACGGTAAACAACCTTGAAGAAAGTGATCTGGGGGTTACCTGTGAGGTAAACGTCTTGGGCGCCATAGGCGACGAGCTGCATCAAACCACCACCTGTCATTTGAGTCTATACCTTTAAAAGAGAAAAAAAATTTACCAGAGATGGGTTTTTGGAAAACTAACCGGGAGGGTCTGTTTTTTTAGTCTAAACACTTCCCAGGAAACCCCTTTACAGATGTCAATGGGTGACCCCTTCTTTAAGATTCGCCCCACGAAAAGAAGCAATCCTGAGGCGAGAACTACGTTAGACAGCATCCACCACTCTCATCTCAATCGTATTTTAGACGAAACAAAGAATTTAGATGATATTGAAGTAAACTTCCGTGAATTAAAAGAAAAATTAAATAGTTGTTCTGATGACATTGAGCGGGTGAAATTAGAAAAAGACCTTCAAGACCTTTTAAAAGAATATAAGAAACGGAAGTCTGGAACAGCTGTGTATGACTATTTTTTGGAAACAGGAGATATCTTATTTCAATATTATGATATCCAAGACAAAATTAGTCGTGGAGTCGAATCCAAGGAAACTCGTGTGGTCAAGTCCAAGCCTGGAAGTATTTGGGCTGTCTTAGAAACTGCCTCAGATTTGAGTGGTGGAATGATTGGCGCGACAGTGACTGGCTCAGATATGCGTCGTGACAAATTGCTAGAGAGTTTTTTACAAAAGGTGGATCCAGGACATGCGAGAACCAGCGGTGTCACACCCGATGACCCCTATGGAGAATGTAATGAATGTGGAACCGAAATGGTGTTCAGTAGCAATGAAGCGCTCTTTACTTGTCCTCAATGCGGCTTTCAGGAGTTTGTCTTGGTGGATTCAGACAAACCTTCCTACAAGGATCCTCCTCGTGAAGTCAGCTATTACGCCTACAAACGCATTAATCATTTCAATGAATGGTTGGCACAGATTCAGGCCAAGGAATCTACAGATATTCCTCAAGAAGTCTTTGATGCGATTATGACTGAATTGAAAAAGGAGCGTATCACGGAGCTTGGAAATATTAAGACATCCAAGATTCGTGAAATTCTGAAAAAACTCAAATTTAACAAGTATTATGAGCATGCGCCTCATATTATGAACCGCATCAATGGAAAAAATGCCCCTGTGATTACGAGAGAAACAGAAGAAAAGCTGCGCCACATGTTTATTGAAATTCAACCAAGTTTCCAGAAACATTGTCCTGCGGGTCGCAGCAACTTTTTGAGTTATTCCTATGTCTTGTATAAATTTTGCGAGCTGCTAGAACTCGATGAATATCTCCCCAATTTCCCGATTTTGAAAAATCGCGACAAATTGTTTTGCCAAGACAAAATTTGGCAGATGATTTGCCAAGATTTAAGTTGGCAATATATTCGGAGTGTCTAACAATCACGTTTAGAACCATAATTGAGGCATCGGCACAGAAATAGGTCCAGGGTCACCACCTGTCATGTCAGTTAGGTCACGACGCACCATTTTTGGGTAGATATTTTTATAATAGTTTACATCTTCTTGGGTAGGAACATGACTGGATGCGAGCTGAACCATCGTGCCAGGGCTCGTAAAGCCATCCTTCCGCATGAACAAACAAAGCGCTAAAATACCAATGACAACACCAAGAATCCAACCGACTTTCATTCTACTTCTCATTGGATTGTTTTACAATCATGGGAGAATTATTGATACACGGGGGTAACTGCTTACAAGCCGCGAGGGAAGCCCACCAAGTTAGCACCAAGACCGAAGCCAGCACCCTGTCTGGCCGTCACACCGATAGACGGGGAGACCAAGTCCAAGACGGCGAAGACCGCCGCGGCAACGAGGGCGAGTGTGGTGATTTCATCAAGAGGCAAGCTCTTGCGAGGGATGAAGATAGCAGCGCCAGCTACGACGAGGCCCTCAATTAAATACTTGATAGCGCGATTGACAACTTCAGAGACATCCATTTGTTCTATATTCAGAACTTAGAAAATTTCTTCCAGAGACCTATTCAGCCGAAGACTAATTGAACTCACTGCGTTTTATTCATCTAAAGAGTCTCCACGAACCCCAGTAGAATGTCTAACGAAGAGAAGGAGTCCTTTTTGAGCGATGATCCCGAAATCGCGAGCCAGCGCTGGTGTCTTTTGAGTTTCATCAGCCCCGAGAACGTGTTGAACCGGAAGGACCAGTTCTTTTTTACTTCATTCATCAACCAGTATGATTTTCACCTCCGCACGAAGAAAATGGAAGAGTTCTTTGTGAAGCAAATCCAATCTATCAACGCAAAGCTAGATGCCGAAGCCACCAGACTCGAGGCTCTGGATCTCAGTGGTGCTGCCGCAGCTTGCCGGAATTCCACGCTGACAATTGAGAGCTATGTCTCTGATTTCCAGAAGTTTGTCAAGGCCAATCTGAAGGAACTCAGCGCCAGCAACATCAAGGATGAATTTGATGACTTCATGTATACCAATATTGCAAAGCTAGAAGATGACTTCTATGCGAAGAACAACTTCCAGACGACTATGCGTGGAATGAAAATTCGTGGGTCCTATGGTCAAAAGGAAGAGGCCGAAGCTCGTGCCAAGAAGCTTCAGAAGATGGACCCGGACCACAACATTTACGTGGGTCAGGTGGGCAAGTGGCTGCCGTGGGATCCTTCCCCTTCCGCTATCCCCGACCAGGAATACGCCGAAGACCAGCTCAACACCCTCATGAAGAAATACAAGGAGAACGAGGAGGCTCGTGAAGTGTTCCACAAGGAGCAGCGTGAGCGCGCCCGCAAGGGCAAGGGTGTGATGAATATGGATGGCAATCAGGCAGCCGATACCGATTACAACTCTAGCAAGAACCTCACCGTCTCTAAGGCAGAGACAGAGACAGAGACAGATACTTCTGTTCCGTCATTGGGAACTGGCTCCTCCCAGTTTGACGGCATGTTCTCGGGTCCTGCGGATTTGGCTATCAAGCGCAAGATGGATCGTGAGGCAAAGTAAAAAACTTCTAAGCGGATTTTTAAAAATC